TGGCCGAGTGTCATTAGAAACATTGATCATACTAGATGAGCTGGTCAACTTTGGACCAGATTGGAATAAACAATTAGAGGATGATATCATATGGATTGATTTAGATAATCTGATGAATAATTACGAAAGGTTCTTGACAATTGACCAAGAACAGTATAAGATAAGACTATTAAAACTCATAGAGGAGTCCAGTTGATGGATCGAGTAGAAGGGTTCTTTGAGGCACGGTGCCGGGAACTAGAAAACCAAATCAAAGCATTGCAGTTTGAGAATGCTGAGATGTCAGTGAAATCTGACGAACTGTCGGAGCGAGTTAAGACCCTCGCTAATCGTCAACCCACTTGGCCAAAGGGTTATAAACCACAACGTAGGTTTGCCCCAACCAAGTAGATGGAATAGCTGGTATAGTTAAACGGTATAACAGTTGATTTGTAATCATCAGTTTGAGGTTCGATTCCTTGTACCAGCACCATTTACCAACTGACCTATAGATTTATATTTTTATAAATAGTTGTATGCATAATCATCATAAAATACCAAAACATATGGGCGGTTCAGACTCACCTTCTAATATAGAAGCGTTGACAGTAACAGAACACGCACAAGCACACAAAGAGTTATACGAGAAGTACGGCAAAAAAGAAGACAAGTGTGCTTGGTTAGCATTATCTAAACAAATAGGAAAAGAAGAAATCTGGATGGAAAGGTCAAGTATGGGTGGAGAGAAAAACAAAGGTGTTCCTAAATCACTAGAACATAGACGGAAGATTTCTGAATCGCTGGAAGGTCGAGAATGGGGCCCACTTTCAGAGGAAAGAAAAACTAATATTTCAAAAGCTATGATGGGTAATAAAAACTCTAAAAGACACAGTTCACCAGAATATAAGAAAACTCAAAGTGAAGCTATGAAGGCCGCATGGAAAAAACGAAAGGGTATATTATGAAAGTAAGAATGACATCACATTCTACACCAGATAACATTATTGGTGTAGATGACGCACAGGAACTCATCGCATATTGTGCGAGGGTATCCAATCCCGGCAACACTGGTCACCCCTAGAGATGGTTAGTGCATGTTTGGAGATTGAGACAACGAGGGACATTGCTCGTCAGATTTTACGACACCGTTCGTTCTCGTTTCAAGAGTTCAGCCAGCGGTATGCAGACCCTACCAAGGATTTGTCATTTGAGACTAGGGATGCACGTTTGCAAGACCCTAAGAACAGGCAGAACAGTATCGATCTGAGTGAGGACAACCGCCGACTGAATGAAGATTTTCGAATGAGACAGACGGAGATTATCCGACAAGCTAAAAAGGTCTATGAGTGGGCCATTTATAATGGTATTGCCAAGGAACAGGCTCGTGCAGTTCTTCCAGAGGGCAACACAGTGTCCCGACTATACATGAACGGTACACTACGCTCATGGGTACACTACATTGACCTACGGAGTGCGAATGGTACACAGAAGGAACATCAGGATATTGCGATTGCATGTGCTCGTGAGATTGCAAAGATTTTCCCCCTCATGACGGATATCAGTAATGTCTAAGGCAGTAGTAATTGGTAATGGTGAGTCACGCAAGTGGTTCGGTGATAAACAGTATGAGGTGGATGCTGTCACATGGGGTTGCAATGCAATCTGGCGTGATGTGATGGTGGACAACCTTGTTGCAGTTGACTATGGTATGCAGCAGGAGATTTACGAATCCAACAATTGGAGAGATATTCAGTGCTGGTTTGCAAACTGGACAGTCCTTCCTGCTGATGTAGCAGACATGATGCTTATGGGGTATGACATTCCAGAGGCATTCATTCACAAGACAACAGGCATTACAGACCGTTGTGTGATATCAGGTAAAGACCCTGTGGGACTCAGTGAAAGGATTGAAGCTGCAATTCAACAGTTTCCCCACCTTGATATGAAAGACCTTCAGATGAAGCTGGAGAAGGATGTTGGACTTTGGATTACATATGTCTATGAGGATGACAACATAAATACGATTGACTTTCCTATAGGATGGTCAGCGGGTAACACCGCTATGCACCTTGCATGTCAGCAGGGTGCAACAGAGATTTATATATTGGGGTTTGACCTATCATCATACGATGAGCCGTTGAACAACATATATAAAGGGACAGATAATTATCTGTCCAGTGATGCGAGAGGTTTTAATCCAGTGAACTGGCAGAACCAAATGCAAACTGTTTTTAGAGAGTTCAAGGATGTTCAGTTTTCTTGGGTAGATGCCAAAGAGGAATTTATTCAAGAAAATAATCTAAGTTACTTGACAAAAGCAGATTTTTGTGATAAAGTGGTAACACTATAAACATACGAAATCGCATATATTTACATAAGGAGAATACATATGTCGTTAAGTACACTCAAGAAGTCCAATTCTTTGGACAAACTGCTCGGTGCAGTACAAGCAGAAAACGCCCCCCAAGAGAAGAAGTCCTATCAGGATGATCGCCTCTGGAAACCTAGGCAACGGTTATGCTGTCATTCGTTTCCTACCCGCCGTAGAAGGTGAGGATATGCCTTGGGCAAAAGTCTGGAACCATGCGTTCCAAGGCCCAACTGGTCAGTGGTATATTGAGAACTCTCTCACCACTCTTGGTCAGAACGATCCCGTATCAGAGATGAACTCTGCATACTGGAACTCAGGCGTTGAGTCGGACAAGGAGATTGCCCGGCGTCAGAAGCGTAAGTTGCAGTACTTTGCCAACATCTATGTTGTGCAAGACCCTGCGAATCCTCAGAATGAGGGTAAGGTTATGCTTTATCGTTTCGGTAAGAAAATCTTTGACAAGTGCATGGAAGCAATGCAGCCTGCATTCCAAGATGAAAGTCCTGTCAATCCCTTCGATTTCTGGGAAGGTGCGAACTTCAAGTTGAAGCTTCGTAAGGTTGATGGTTACTGGAACTATGACAAGTCTGAGTTTGAAGCACCGTCTGCTTTGTTTGATGATGACGATAAGCTTGAGGAAACATGGAAGACGCAGTATCCTCTGTCAGAGTTTACTTCTGCTTCTAACTTCAAGTCCTATGACGAACTCAAGAAGCGTTTGGATATGGTTCTTGCAGGGACTACTACGGTAGGTAACGCAGCTGAGGTGATGGAAGATGCACCAAAGGCACCACCTAAAGTAGATACAAAACCTACTCCAGCGCCTACTGTTGATACTGATGATGATGGGGACACAATGTCCTACTTTGAAAAGTTGGCAAACGAGTAAGAGAAAGGGGGAACTTCGGTTCCCCCTTTTTACATTCCTATATTAGCTGTATTAAGATTACCAAATTTATTATTAACGAGTGAACTGTCGCCACTTTGACCTGTAGTGGTGACACTTGATGATTGTCTTGCATCAACAATATTAGTTGGTCCTGCCGCTGCTGATTGTTGTCTAGCTAACTCTGCTTGTTGCTTTGACTTTTCCATCTTCTCAACTATTGATGCGCTTTCTTTAAATTGAGCTGGTTTTAGTCTCTGTGCTTCAAGTGTTTCAACTTCTGACAGTTGAGTTTTGGGTAACACCGTTGGTTTTGCAAGACTCTCAGCCGCAGATTCTTTCTCTCTAGCAATCCTTTTATCTAATATTTCTTGTCGCCGAGCCATTTGCCGGGCTCTTGGAGTATTTGCTTTTGCGGTGCGTTTAGTTAGGTTTTCCTTTTCTTGTTGTAATTTTTTTACTCTATTTGCTGATGCCACTTCGGGTGATTCATCTGATCCATCCATACCAAAAGCCTTCTTAACAAAATCGGGAAGTAGTGATTTTGCAAACCCAGAGAAATCAAAATTAAACAACATCTTGAAGAAATCAACAACACTATCAATAAGACTCGTGACACTATCTGCTATAAACTGTATAGGATCAATATCCCCTACTTTCTTAGCAAACTCTTTGAACCCAAACAAGTCTGCTACGAATGCCACCAGTTTTAAGAATAGTGCTGGGATCGCACCCAGCAGAACACCAACAAACTTACCTATTGCAACCTTAATTGCTTCACCGATACTACCAGTTTCCTCCAGTGTCTTTCTAAAGTCTTGGAACGCTTCCCATAAAGCATATAGGACAAAACCAACTGCTGCGGCAATTGCAATAACTGGTAATAGTGGAACCATAAATGCAGTTATCGCTGGTAACATTGTCCCCAACATAAATGCTTGAACTGCAATAAAAGCAAGCTTAATCTTATTTGCAATTGAAGCAAATTGCGCTAATGCTCCACCAATCATCCCTTTCACTGCTGGTAACATAGTTTTTAGCATAAATGTTTGAACTGCAATAAACGCATTTTTAATTCGCAAGGCTGCATTCTTGAATGTCCCTGCTACTCCGCCAGTCATTTTTTTTGTCTCTGGCTCCATTGTGCCTAACATAAATGTTTTAACTGCAAGAAAAGCAAGTCTAACCTTTTTTGCTGCTGCAATAAATTTTGTAATAGCAACGGCACCAACGATACTAGCAATAGCAATTCCAATTTCTGTAAGGTATGGGAGTACTTCTTCTTCGATAAACTTTGTCATATCCTTGAAGGTATCACTTTGCAGAAACTTACCAAGAGCAATCATAAACGCACCAATGGCAAGAGTAGAAAGGATTGCAAGACCACCTAATGCAGCGGTCTTCAACCCCTTCTTACCTATCTCAAATAGACCACCGATACCCGCTGCAATCTTATCTAGACGGGAACCATTCTTCTTTGCATCTGCTCTTGCTTCTTCTCTTATTTCTTTTTTAGCAGCAGGAGATGTTGCATCTGCAAGGCGTTGTGCGTAATCTTCTTTTCGTGCCTGATAACTTAATTTTTGAAACTCTTTATTGTCCTCTGCAATCTTACCATTCTTTTCGAGTTCTTCTTTAAGTGCAACCGCCTGACCAGCAGTGGATTTTGCCATTGCTGCTTGTTGAACTTCCCTGTCCTTAATATCTTTTCTTAAATCTTTTAATTCTTGTATTGCATCTAAATCAGCACGGGTTTTCGCAGCACCTTTTTTATTTGCAATAGTTTGTTGTTTTTGTAAATCTGCAAGTTTTCTCTTCTCTGCCAACGCAGCATCCCTCGCAGCTCGTTCATTTGTTTCTTGCAGTTTTGTTAATACAGCGGGCAGTTTAGCAATAATTTCATCATTCGTGGCCATGACTTATTCCTTATTTCTTAGGTTTGCTAAGTGCTTGTGCGCCAAAGAAAGCTGCGACGATACCGGCAACTGCGATGAAATACACACCCGCCATATCACCAAGAATCTTGGCTGCTTGATCCATATTGAAGACTGTTGCAAGGACTACGATAACAGGATATAACAACATACCGCCAAGAGAGTACCATGCCATAGTGCGTTGTGCATCACGCATTGCATCTGCATCCTCAAGTTCCTTACGTTTAAACTCAAGCCACATATCATGTTCTTCTGGGTCAACCTGACCGTCGCCATTCGTATCTGCTGGATGATGACCTGATGCTTTAATTTCTTCTTCGCCCATTTGATTAACTCCTATTTTTTCTCTCTTGTTTTTCGTACTCCGCTTTCTCATCCTCTAGATGTTTCACTAACATGCCAACATAGATTTCTCGTTCCCAAGGTAACATATTCTCTAATTCAGTCAAACTCCAATTATGATGTTGTATCATTCCAAAGTTTGTTTTGTAGTAATTTACTACGCTGTCATGAGACAGCGCTATTCCAAAAAACTCTCAAGTCCCTCCAATAATATCTCACCCCTCTTTTTGGTCTTAGGATTAACTACATCAATGATGTGTCTCACCTTCGGCATTGTCTCAAAGAATTTTAGAACGTCTTCCATCTGCGTACTATTCATAGAATCAACAAATTCAACAATTTCATCCTGAGTCATATCAATTCTATTAATCACTTCATCACCTGATGTAATTGTATCAACACACTCAACAACCAAAACCAATGTCTTTTCAAAATCACTTAGTTCATCTGACAATCCTTGCAAATCTTTAAGCCTTGGATATCGAAAATGAATACTGATATCATCTGTTATTTCAATGTCCTGATTATGTTCTAAACTCATCTGGACTTGAATATCATCAACATCTACTTCGATTTCAACTTGTGTTTCATTGTCATCTGGACAAGTAACATTCAAAGTTATCTTAGAACCAACAGACTTTGCTCTCAACTGTAAGAACACATACTCAATATCAAACATAGGACTTAGGTTTGCATCTACAGAACCAAATGTACATCCATCTACCAGTTTACCCACAGCAGAAGCAATCTGAGATTCATCACCAGATTCTTGAGCAATCATCAAAATCTTTTGTTCTTTGACCAAGAATGGTCTAAATTTAATTTCCTCCTGTGTTGATGGTAATGTTAGTTTGTGTTCAGTAGTTTGTAGCTTAGGTAACGCCATAATGTTTCATCCTTTATCATAATCTGCTTAACCGAGTCTGCTTAACACTTTCGGTATGTTCGCATTAATTGTTCGTTCTGCACCTGTAATTACTGTATCAAGAACCTTCTCCATAAGGTTGGGTGGTTGATTGTTGATATCAAGTGTCTCCCAATATCTATACTGCATAGTAACAGTTTGTTTTATAATATCACCCGCTGTTCCATAACTAAGTGATACTGGACCAACCTCTTTTGGAAAACACTCTCGTAATCTAATCCCGTATCGCCTTGTATCCTGTTGATCAAGAACATACAGATCGATATCTTTGATATAATCCCTGTAATACTTTACGTTCCATGTCCCCTTATCCCAAGCTTCTTCTTGCCAAGATTCAAAGAACACTCTTTCCTCCAAATCACTACTCGCTTGAAAGGTCATTGAAATGTCACCAGCAAAAGTTACACCATCAACAATCTCAGGTGCGATACCATATATGTTTTCATCCATAGATGTATTAAGTCCCCGCCCCGGCATATCAATTGCTTCACAACGCATAGATACTTTTCTTGCATCACCCTCGCCGGGAGATGTGATAATAACTTCATATCGACTTGGGAGTGCATAACCATTATCACTGTGGAACTCAGACAGAAAATTGTTGAGAACTCCAAATGCGGTTGATTCTACAAAACTTGCAAGTGTTGCCATTAGATCATTGCCCTCGAATCTTTCCATACTGCTGACGCATCTGCCTTCTTAAACCTCTGCACAGGTAAGAGAGTTGCAATCGTAAATTCGTCTGCATCAATCCTACGAAACTGTGACTTGGTTTGTCCAGCAAGATATTTGTGTATGGTTGGTCTGATAAGTCGAACACCCTTTAACTTCTGGTAGTCAACAATTAGCCGAGTAGACTCATCAAATGCGGTGTTGTTAGAGAAATCCACCAAACGGTCAAGTAACTTGATCCTCAGTGGAATAGGTAGGTAGTGAAAATTGATACCAAGAAACCCGTCTGGATATGTCTCTAGTGGCAGTACCAGTGGGAATGTATCATAGTATGGTAGGGTCTTCTTGAACTTTGGGTCATACATGAACATATTCAATTTACCATAGAACGGCTTGTTGTTCCTCTTACCATCCCGTATGAGGTCCAACGTGGTTGGTGTGCCCAGTTCTTTGATCTTTTCTCTATACCATGCAGTTGAACGAGGACGACCCTTTAGTTCATCCTTGACTGCTTGCATATATGCGCCTCTTAGGTTCCTTGGGTGGTCTGCACTGCACCTTGGGTTTAACCTCTATGATCATCTTCTTAATTTGACCATCAGCCTGTTTGACCTTGATGTAGAAATCTGGGAAGTATCTGTGCATACGTCCATCCTTGGGTGATAAATAGGGTATAATGATCTCTTCACTACCCCATTCAATTATGGATGTGCTGTTGTCACAGTATACCATAAACTTACGTTCCCAGAGAGAACGATAAATTATGTTCTGTGGATCACCCTTATATTTTTTCGGATTGATCGGCGTATATCGACCTTTGTATGACATTCGTTATAAATAGTTCCATCAATGTGTAAGGATATTTAGACATGGCATTAAGAGACGCTTTTGTAAACATAGCAAAGAATGCAGCTGCCGGTGCCGCACAGAGAGCAGTAAGTTCTGTTGCCGATAGTCTAAGGTCAGGGTTGGGTGGTTCAACCGCTAGTTCTGCATCTAGTCCTCTACAAACTAATTTTAATAAACCATCACAAATTCTTCTGTATCCATCTGATGTTGGTACTAACATGCACCAAGCAAGTTACATACTATTTGCTCGTCACTCTGTATCTGGTGCGAAGGTGAAAGTATCAGATAAAAAATCACCAAAGGTTACTTTTGCTGATGCTCTTGCCACCTTCCCCGGCAATGTGGATGTAACTGCCGTCCGGGCAAAACAAAAGAAAATGCAACAAGAGTCAGACGAAAATATTCGTCAGTCTCAATCCACTGGTGGTGCGGGTCCAAATGGTAGAAGTAGGTCACTAGTATTGCAACGCAGAAATATTCAAAAAACTGGAACCGCTATCGGATTGTATATGCCACCCTCTGTCAACGTCAGTTACAATATGGATTACAGCGAGAGTGAAATTGGTGTGATGGGTGAAGCACTCTATGGACTGTTTAAGAATTATCAAGACGGAACACTGGGTAGGGATGCCATTAATAATGCAGCTGGTACGGTAGGAACAGGTCTTGAAAAAATGGGTATTGCTGCGATTGACAAAGTTATTCCCGGCGCAAAGGATTTGTATGCAATTGAACAGGGTGCAATTATTACACCAAGAACAGAGATGATGTTTAAGGGTACTGGTAGAAGGTCATTTTCTTTTTCTTTCACATTCATTCCTAAAGATTCCACGGAAACACAAATAGTTCATGACATCATAAAAGAGTTTAAGGTGGGTATGTCTCCCACATTTAAAACTTCTGGTTCAGTAAGAGAACTGACCATTCCTGATGTGTTTTCAATTGATTACATGCATATAAATGGTCCTAATGAATATATCAACAAGATTGGTAAATGTTATCTAAAGACGATGGACGTTGCCTATGGTGGTGATAAGTTTGTGACATATAATCCATCTGATTCTGGTCTTAAAGGTGCGCCACCACAGAAAACAACCATTACACTGTCCTTTCAAGAACTGGAAATCATGGATAGAGCTAATGTAGAGGACGGGTTCTAGAATGTATTTCGATCAATTTCCAGTAATTTTCTATGATGCTGTCGGTAATACTGATCCCAAGGTGGTTACGCATCTGCTCAAACGTGTGGCAGTACACAGTAAGGCAAGAGCAGTCACCGCACTCTATGACACATATGATGTTAGGAATGGTGAGACACCAGAGATGATTGCACACAAGTATTATGGTGATTCAGAGTATCACTGGATTATTCTGTTGGTCAACAACATCACAGACAGGTATCATCATTGGCCAATGAACACTCGACAGTTTCTTGCACACCTTGCTGAGAGATATGACAATGTGGATGGAGTGCATCACTACGAGATCAATCAGGTATCAGGCGATACCAGTGTCAAAATCAATATCGGCACTAGCAACATAGATGAAAACGGTGATACAATTTTCAATGCAACGCTGATTACAAACAGAGAATATGAAGAAGAAAAACAGGACATACTTAGGAAGATACGACTTTTAGACCCAGAATACTTGGAACAGTTCGTGGAAGAATTTCAGAGGTTGATTTCTGATACAGAGGATTAATTGAGTGGCACAATCAGAACTTAGAAGTGGTGGTGAGTTTGACATCTTGCAATGTGATTTGGTCTTGACTACTGGAAAGGTAGTTGGACTCAAGGCGTCTATTATGGGACTCACCATATTTGAGGGAATAAATCAACTTACTGTAACAGGCACCATTACAATTCAAGATACCTTCAACTTAGCATCCTTTGGACCTATCATTGGACAAGAATATCTGCGACTTAAAATTGCAACACCCAATTTGCGCGGTGGTGAGATGACTATAGACTATTCATCAAACCCTTTCGTTGTTACGAGTGTTGATGATAGAGTTGAAATTGGTAATGGTGTGCAAGCAACCACCATGTCATTCTGTTCAAGGGAACTTGTGGTTAATCAAAGAGCCAGAGTTAAGAGAACTTTGGTTGGGTCATACTCAGATATCGTTCAAGTAATGGTAGAAAAAGACCTAGACAGCGATAAAAAACTGTACATTGAACCTAGTGCTGACAATAAAAAGATTATTTCACCAAATGTCCAACCTCTTGATGTTATAGCAATAGCAACAAAGAATGCTGTGTCAGAGAAATTGAGACAGTCAACCTATTTCTTTTGGGAAAGCACCGCTGGGTTTAATTTTAGAACTCTTGGGGATATGTACTCACAAACGCCAATTATGAAATATGAAAAAACTATCTCAGGCACAAGAACGAAAGATGGTGTTAGGGATATATTGTCAGAGTTATCTGCGATTGAAGGTTACAGAATAAGTGGCTCTCCTGATACGGTGTGGAATTATGCGACAGGTATATTTTCATCTGAATTGATTGTCCATGATATCATCTCTAAAAGTTACCAAAAACATATATATAATTATAATGAAAGTTTTTCAAAGGAGCAACACCTTGGAACAAAACCCCTTGCAGTCAATGACCCCGATGGCGTTAGTGTATCATCCTTTCCATCCAAACAGTATCTAAAACCTACTGTGGGTGTCGGTACAGATCAGAGTTTTAATGACGAATTTTATCAATATGCCTACGGGACAAACAAGTTGGAATTGATGCAGGCAAGAAATTCACAACTAGCAATGATGGAATCTGCACTACAGTTGAATATCGATGTTGTCGGTACTACTGTAGTTAAAGCTGGTGACATTGTGGAGATTAAAATCCCTAGTGTCTCAGGTGTAAAGACCACCAAAAATGAAACAGAAGACATGTTGTACAACGGTAATTTCCTCATTAGGAAAATACGACATGATTTTGATATCGTTAACAGTAAACACACAATGTCCATGAACGTCACTAAAGACGCCATGGGCAAATAACATAAGGAGAAGTCCATTTCTAACACCTCTATATCCAAACATCAACAGCGAAAGGAACTTAAAATGGCTAAGACCAAAAATCGTATCAAGAAGATGACATTCCAGACACAAGAGCGCAAGTTAGATTATACACCACTTACAGAGGATGATAAATACATTATAGAGATGGCCGGATATAGAAAACAAGGACTGAACACAGATGAAAAACTTCAACGAACTACAGGAAGGGTTGCAAGACCCCAATATATTTAATCTAGAAATGGACATGACAACAAAGAAGGCTGAGCGTCAGCAGGAACCTAGAGACAAACTGCGTGATCGAGCAAAGGTAGTGACGCAAAAAAAGCACGATAACTATGTTGATGGTCGTCTTGGACTCATCATAGATGGCACAGGGCGTGACTATGATAAGATTGCAAAACAATCAAACGAGCTTAAAAGACTTGGTTACGACACTCACATGATATATGTCAATACCTCGTTGGACGTTGCACTTGCTCGTAATGCAGAGCGTGAACGTAAGGTACACGCCTCAATTGCAACAAAATCGTGGAAAGACGTTCAGTCCAACCTTGGTAAATTCAGTCAGCACTTTAGGGGCAACCTGATTATTGTTGATAATAACGATGTAAAAGTGGATGACGGCACATTGTTCAATAGTGTGTTGAGACAAGTCAGAGGTTTGCTCAGGAAAAAGGTCAGAAACCCTGCTGCAAATCAGTGGATTGAGATGGAGATGAAGCGCAGAGGCATCACAAAAAAACCCAAAGGATTCTAAATTAGCTATTGACAAAACCTTTTCCGTATGGTAATATGAGTTATACACTGAGAAAAGGAAGACGTTATGATGAATTGCAACTGGATATTTCGTGACCTGATGACCAAGAAGCGGGTCATGAGAGAAGCAGGGATTGATGTTACCGCCCTTGACAACGAAAAGAAGGTCAATGAGGCCTTCAAAAAGTCAGGGTTGGTTTTCCCAGTATCAAACAAAGGAGGTCGGGCATAATGGACAACGAGTTCAATTTCCTGTCGCCCAAGGTATCCTCTAAAGATAGAGATATGATGGGCTTCGATGACTGTGGAGATGGTTCCACATGGATGATCGAAGACAACTGGATCATGGCACATATCATGCACCTTGCTGGTGCATTCCCTAGTGTCAATATCGCTCGTAAAAATGGGTGGAATAAGCCTATTCCAGAGGGGTTTTCTGAGTTTACCATTGGTAAAAAGAAGAAGAAAATTTGGATTCTCAATGAATTCAATGACTTAGGATGAGCGATTTTAGTTGACAGAATCCTTTTCGCCTGGTATACTTAGGTATAATCAGAAATCAAGAGGTTACAAATGGTTGACAGAATTACGATGAACAAGGGTGTTGCTCTTGGATACGGTAATCTAGACGATCTAGAGCTCGTTGGTCGCGCCTTCGGGTACGATATCTACGTTGATAAGGTTGAAAGCACATATAACGATATTTGGGTCTATGACCGCAATGTGACCAAACGAGTTCGTACTCTCTATGGTGACATGGAAACTCGCTACCGCATTGCTGCAAAGGTGGAGTTGTCGAAAGAACGTGGTGCATGGCACGTTGACCTACTCAGCGTCGATAGCCGGTACAAGGGTAATAACCTTGCCATCAAGATTTACAAGTTCCTCATGAAGAAACTGGACATCACACTCATGGCTGGTACGAGTCAGTCTGCTGGTGGACGGTATGTCTGGAACAAACTAGCAAAGACTCGTGGTGTTACGGTGTATGCCAAGAAGTCGCCCTATTCTAAGGTAATTGACTTTCCCAAGGCAGGAAACCGTGAACTGGTCAGCAAGGTGTTTGACCTGTATGGCAGCGATGCAGAAATATTCGCCGTTATTGGTTAAATTAGCTATTGACAAATCCTATTCTACATGGTAATATGGGATATAAGATGAGAAACAAAGAGGTTGTTATGGAATTAGGTACGAAAATTATTGGTGACTTTGGTGGTTACACTGAACTCTGGAATGGTGAGGTTGTTACAATCAGCCCGATATCGTCATGCCCGGCATTGACTCCAGAAGTCAAGATCAAATGGGACGATGGTTCTTATTCTTGGTGTGAGTTGAGTTTTATCAACGCCAATAAAGGAATTGGTTACTTTACAGAGGATGGATATTATGAGTAAAAACTCGTTTGATGTTTTCAACTCTTCGAAAAGGAAATCGAAAAATAGTTATACTGCGAAGAGGAAAAACAAGATTAGGGACAGGGACATGAGCAAAAAGGATGACATGTCTTTCCGTTCGAAAATTAGAATGTGTTCTGATGTCTCGTTTGGTGAGGGAAAATTTGCTAAGAAAAAACTAAGGGAAATACGTTATGGATAAGATTGACGCACTAACAAAGACTCTGCTCTACGAAAAGGTTGCGGTGATACACGCAGCATTTGAGGACGCGCCGACCACGGTTGCGTTTGTAGAGGTTAAGAAGGACGCAACCATCAACGAGAAGTTAGAGGAGGCGTTTGTGAAGACCAACAGCATCAATGATGGCTGGTGGAACAACGAAGGTGTGACCAAGATGTTTGATGGTGGTGCATGTCGCAGCACGAGCTCGGGTGACATGGTTTTAATTGGAAACACTAAATACAAGTGTGAAATGACAGGATGGAGTGAAGTGTGATGTGGAAATATAAAACAAATAGAAATGGCGAGGTGTCTCCAGCGGCACTCCGTCGAATGAGTGTTGTTGGTCGTCTT